GCCAAGGTCGTATGCGTTTGACATAGCTGTTACTGTGTTTTCATCGCAGCCTACGCCACGAAGCATTGCGATCATGTCATCTTTTGTCATTTTGTGTTCTTCTCCTTGAGTTTGGCTTCGGTTCTTTCAACCAAATCGGAATAATCTTCATACTCTGTGTTTTCCACAAGATCGTTGATTTCAAACACACTTAGTCCTTCCCATGTGCGTTGTTGTGGTGTGGTGTAGACACCAATCTTTGGGGCGCCAATAAATAAAATTTCGTCGTTTAATTTCCGACCTGCGTCCGTTTTGGCGGCAGTCCAAGACCCATCATCATGCAGATAAGCCACAGGCTCACCATGCTCTTGCTTGGCTAGTGCTTCTTTAATTGCATCTCTTGTTTCAAGTGGCCGCAAAATTGCACCGTGTTCGCAGTACATTTCCAACGCCTCAAGCGCCAGCTTCATTGCTTCTTTACTCATGTCTGCTCCTTACGGTCTTGTTTTTGCATCTTCAAACCCGCGCTCGTATTCCCTTTCAGCTAGGTTTTTGATGTAACCATCCAAAGCACGAATGACAGCATCCGTTGCCTCATCAGTAGAAAGTTTTGGGTTTACTTTGACGCCTTGACGATCTATACGCATCACTTCGTTTTCAGGCGTTGCTCCACCACCGTTGTAAAAAACAATGTTGTTTTCTCTAGGTTCTTGAAATTTGTATTGCGGAATTGCTTGAGAAACTGAAAGTTTGCTCCAATCAATGTTGTTTTCAGTCATAGTGGTGATTCCTCATATTTGTTGCGTTGCGCTTGTTGATACGCTTTGATTTGTTTAGCAGTCCAAGGCACAGCGCCTGTTGCTGGTGGAAATGGCCAATTACTCATAATCGTCATCCCTGTACTGTTTAGGCCAACCGCCAGTTCCTTTGCACTTGTAGCAAGTAGAACCGTCATACATTCCCTCGCCAGACCCATTGCAAGCTGGACAAACGTAGTCGTCATCTTCGTAGTCGTTCATTTGGTGTCCTCAGCGTCAACAATGCGAATCAGGGCGGCAATCAAATCTTTAGCCTGGTCTTTGGTCATGCTGACATGACACCGAGCAGCTTCCACCACCACGTTTAGCCAAACACCACCTTCGTGTGCGTCAACGTAGATAAACCTGCGCTTGCGTGTCGTTTCAATTCTTGTATCGAGTTCCATATATGCCTTTCATTTACGTTCGTTTACTCGTTCTCTTACAGCTTCAACCAACCCAACCCACAACCCTGACGAATCGTTCTCAAGTTCCTGCGCTCTTTGTTTCGCGTAAGCAATCCAGCCCTTCTGTAAAGCCATCTTTGTCAGATGCTCCACTTGTTGCTCGAATACTTGGTTGAAATCCATCTAGGTCGCCTGTTAACTCAAGTGCTTTGTTGATTGTGTCTAGATTATAAGACAGATTATCCTTGATTCCGTCAAGAATTTGCATCGCCTGAAAAAAATTCATATCAACCCCATTGGTCTGCCATAGCGTTGGCAATACCTTGGTAAGTTGTAGAACGCAGCTTCCAGCGGTCAGGGCTTGGTGGCATTTTGTGGATTCGGTCTGATCTGCCTTCAACAATGTTTGTCGGCATAAGCAATGGCAAGCCTTTTAGCCACAAGCACGTTGCTTTAGTCTCTCCATGCCCAAACTGCCAAGGTTGGATGATCTGGTCAGGTTTACGAATTCGGCTGGAAATGATGCTTATTGGGTTTTCCAAAGCAATTTTAGGAATGTTGGCGTTTAGCAACATACGCACAAAATCTAACGCTTCATCCTGTACGCCACTTGCTTTCTTGGCAGCAAAGTGACGCGCACCTGATACGGCAAGATGGGTGCATGGCGGGTGGCAGATCATCAAGTCCCATCCGTCATTAATAACGTCTTGCACATCGCCTTGGTAATGCGGCCCTGGCACATCAGTTGGCAATAGGTCGCAACTCATAGCATCATGGCCTTTAGCCAAAAAAGCGTCACGCACACGGCCTGAATATTCACAAGCAACTAAAACTCTCATGCTCGGCCTTTTAAAAGTTCAGCAATCTTTGCCTGTACGTCAGCATTTGGCTTTGCAGCGCGTTTGCTGTCTTCCTCAATCTTCCGTAACGCAGCGTCTTGGTTTGGCGGTGGTGGCGTAGTAATACCAGCTACATCCCACTTATTCTGCATTTGTGGTTTGACAGCAACCCAATCAGCTTTGAACGATTGCCAGTTACGCACGATTATTTCTTTCAATGCGTCTTCCAACGACCAGCCAGCTTTTGTGGCTTCTTTGGCAATGCCTTCAATCACCAAGTCTGTTACCTTGGCTTTCTTGGCTTTCCTGTGAGCAATAAATTCATCCCAAACAGATTGTGAAACGCCTTCAGGCGTAGCAACGACAGTTGCTTTCTTTTCCTTTTCCTTTCCACTTCCATTCCTTTCCTTTCCAGTAGGTAGCACTACGGTAGTGGTTTGGTAGTCGCAAGGTAAATCACACAAATGCTTGATTTTGCTTGGTGTTTTCTTGTTTATGACTTGATGCTTTTCAAAGTTCTTGACATGACCGTAAGTCTTTCCATCTTCACCTTGAAAAAGCTCTAGATAACCAATCGTGCATAACTCCTGTATCAATACGGTAGTCTTCTTTGAAAGATCACGCAATGGAAAAATGTCAGATTCAACAAGTTTTGGATTGGCATTAAAGTAACCTTCATCATCACAATGATTGAGCAATCCAATGGCTAAAAGACAAGCCTCTGGTGACACCATAGCCAATGATTCATCGCGCCAAAAATCAGGCTTAATTGTTCTAATTCGTGCCATTATTCGCCCCTCATTCTGTTGTGGCAAATTCCACAAAAATAAAGAAATGTCTTCTTACCGCCATAACGAAACTTTGCTCGCGCTAGTTCTGCGGCATCTTTAACTTCAAAAAATCCAAGACTTTTTAGAAATTTTTTGATGCTTGAAAGCCATCCTCTATCCATACCACGCTCAGGACTTCCAGATTCAATAATGTCTGCAATTAGCCACATTTCATCATCAAGCCTGTTTTCTTGTTCTTGCATGATCTCGTAATAGCCTTTAATTTGGGCTTCTTGTTCTGCAATGAACGATGCTTTTTCTCTTAGGCTAGTTGGAATGTTTGTAAGCACATTTGCGCCTTTGCCAATGTTGCATGGCTGGCAGCTTGTGATTAGGTTGTCAATTGAATTTGTCCCACCTTCTGCAACAGGATGTATGTGGTCAACCTGTAAAACAACAGTTGGTGGCGTAGCGCCGCAATAGGCGCAAACGAATCCATCACGCTTGAAAACTTCAAAGCGCAATTTCTTGCTTATAGCTTTTCTCATAGATTTTCCGCACTCAAGTTGCACCCTGAAAAGAAACTACGGCAGGCGGGGTGCGGTTCGCTTTTCGATGCGCTCATGACTTCGCATCTATCCGTGTTTCACAAAATCATATCACACGTTTTTTACAAAGATTCCGTCTTTGTTTAAAAAACCTTTGCGGTCTTTGATTTCGTTGTAAGCGCCCTCAAAGCACGTTACTAAGTCAAGGTCTGCACAAGCACACCCCATCACCAAAGTTGTGAGGATATCCCCATAGGCGTCAGCCATGGCAGCGCGGTCGTTGTTACGAATAGCGTCAATCAATTCGTCAAGTTCTTCTTGAGTTTTGATAGCTTGTGCCGCAGGGGTAGAGTTTTGCACGATTCCTCGATTCTCTCCCCAACGCAATACGGACATTTCTAGTTCAGCGTAACTCATCAATAGCAGCTCGTTGTGCATTGTTGACCGTAGCAGCTTGTCGTGCAAGTCACGGTGCGACCATTTTGCGTGTAGGTGTGTGTTGACATTTGTGCGCTGGCGCTGATTGCAAGCGTTGCCAGAATGATTGCGATTGCTTTTTTCATTTTGCTTCCTTTAAAAGTTCAGGGTGGTTAAGTTGAATCTGCCAGATGCGTGATTGCGGGACTTTGCCTGTCTTTTTCCAAAGCCAAACAGTTGTACGCTTTACGCCTAGCAGACGGGCAAGCTCACTCTGTGAGCCTACCTTGCTGATAATCTTGTTTATGTCCATGAGTGCATTGTCTACATTTTTTGACAAAAAAGCAACAAATTGCAAAATATTTTTAGATTGTTGTGTTTTGTCTAGAAAACTAGATATACTTCTCTCATCCCGCAGCGCAACGCAAGCGGTAACTTAGGAAACATTATGAAAATCAACGAAACAACTCGCACATACCCACGCACCATGTCCGAGGCATACCCCAATACAGTAGACGCAATTCAAGCACGTCAGCGATGGGAATGGCTTGAAGGCCATAAGTCAGATACAGCCGCACAAGCTGAATTCTGGGTTTACATCACGCTGGCTTTTGCTGCTGGCTTCTTGGTTTCACATATCTGGGGTTAAACATGAACATCTATCAAAAACTCAATGCAGCTCGTGCAAAGTTCCATACTCAAAAGCTCAAAAAGTCTGGTCACAACAAGTTTGCAAACTACTACTACTTTGAGCTTGGTGACTTTGTAATTCCAGCTTTGGAGATTTTCAAAGAGTTCGGTCTTACTTCGCTGATTAGCTTTGGTACTGAGATGGCTGAGATGCGTATTGTTAACAATGACGATACGACTGAATCAATCTACATCACTTCACCCATGTCTACGGCTGCTTTAAAGGGCTGTCATGAGGTGCAAAACATTGGGGCAGTACAAACATACCTTCGCCGTTATTTGTGGGTTGCTGCGCTTGAAATCGTTGAACACGATGCACTAGACGCTACAACAGGTAGCAAAGAACCAGAAGCAAAGAAGCCAACGCTAGATGCTAAACGTCTGCAAGGTGCAATTGAGAAGATCATTGCAGGGCAATACACAACCGAGAAGCTGCGTGATACGTTCGCACTTACACCAGCACAAGAAAAACAAGTAACTGAGGCTTTAGCAAATGCTTAAAATCCGCGCCAGCTCTTTAGCTGAAATCATGACAGACCCAAAAGGCAAGGATGAAACCTTGTCAGTTGGAGCAAAGACAGCAATCACCAAGCAAGCCAAAGAGTTTGTTTACGGCTATGACGAGAAGTTCTCTAGCAAGTACACAGAGAAAGGTTTGTTAGTTGAAGATCATTCAATTGATTTGCTTAATTCTGTGTTGTTTACGGAATACAAAAAGAACACAGAGCGTAAAACAAATGAGTGGATTACAGGCGAAGCTGACTTAGTAACGCCTAGTTCAATCATTGACATTAAATCAAGTTGGTCGCTTTCTACGTTCCCATGCCTAGCATCAGAAGGTGAAAACAAAACCTACGAATGGCAGCTTCGTGCCTACATGATGCTGTGGGACTTAGACAGCGCACAGATTGCATATTGCCTTGTTTCAACGCCTGACCACCTGGTTGGATTTGAGGATAAGGCTTTGCATTACGTTGACCACATAGCGCCTGAATTGCGCGTTACATTGGTTGGCTATGAGCGTGACAAAGCTCTTGAAGACAAAATAAAATTCAAGGTCGATGAAGCGCGTAAGTATTACGACAAAATCGTAAAACAAATCTCAGATGAACACTCTAAGTAAGGATAGAAAAATGGCAACAATTTATGAAGTAACTGTTCGCGCAGGCACTTACCAAAAAGACGGACAAGAGAAGGTTCGTTATCAGCGCATCGGTAGCGTCATTGAGACAAAGAAAGGTCCGATGCTGAAACTTGACCAAGTGCCTTTAGTTGAAGGCGGTTGGAACGGCTGGAGTTATCTTTTCACTCCTAAAGACGATGCTCAAAAACAACAATCCAAACCAACAGAATTCGACGATGTTGATTTCTGATCTAAAATGATTTTTAGCTAACTCGACGGAGGACAAGGGGGATTGAACCTCCCCCCTGCTAACTTTTAACAGGTTCACGCATGAGAGGTTCATCATGATTACGCAACAGCGTTTAAAAGAGTTGTTTTACTACAACCCAGACACAGGAATTTTTATCAACAAAGTAAGGCGTGGCAGATACCATGCTGGAACTGTTGCAGGACATTGCGGTCAGGGATATTTCAGAATAAACATTAACAAAAAGCTATATCTTGCTCACAGGCTTGCTTGGCTTTATGTTTATGGTGAACTTCCTGAGTACATTGACCACATCAACAGAAATCCAACTGACAACAGGATTTGCAACTTGAGAGCTGTTAGCAAAAAACAAAATCAAGAAAACAAAGAAAAACAAGCAAATAACAAATCAGGTTACAAAGGCGTTAGTTGGGATACACAAAGAAAAAAATGGTTTTCTTGTATTCAACACAAGTACAAAACAATTGGACTTGGTAGATACGACAATAAAGAAGATGCGTATAAGGCTTACTGCAATGCAGCAGCCAAATACCACACACACAATCCAGATTCACTTGCATAGGAGCGTATATGTTTAAATTTTTCAGAGCAAGAGCAAACGACCCAATCACCAGCTTCAAAGCTGCGGCATTGGTTGAAGATATGAGCAAGCAACACCACGACTTGATTGTGGCGGCGCTTAAAAACATTGGACCATTGGGTAAAGATGGGATTTCCAAGTTCACAGGTCTTGAGCCTAACCAGGTGGCAAGACGCTTGAAAGAGCTTCAGACGCTTGATCGCATTGAACTTACAGGAAACCAAGTTAAGTCAAACAGCGGTCGCGCAGAGCGTGAATGGCGCTTTAAACCAACACAAGAAAAATTACTATGAACGCATTTCATCCAGACTACGTTGAGACATATATGCCTGAATTCTTGTCAAAGATCAGGATTGAATCAGCACAGCACGCTAATGGCGTAATCAATGGCGGCAAGTCACGCGCTACCCGTGAGTCAGTTCGGGGCAAGAACGTAGACACGATTAGC